CGAGAGCGCCTACGGGTCGAGGCTGCCTCTGACCCGATCCTGGCTGCGACTCAGGCCCTGATGGCTCCCAATGCTCCCGCCGCTAACGGCTGACTTCCAGCGGGCGCAGGCTCGTCGGGCTCAAGTGGCCTCACTGCTCGTTGGTCGTGAATGGTTGTCGATCGGTTCGGACTTCGACGCCGGCTGGCGTGCGATTGGCCCGCGCGTGGCGGTGTTGGTCGCTTCGGCGCAGCTTGGGTCGGCTCAGGATGGTGCGGCTTACGTGGCGGCGTCTCTGGCGTCGCAGGGTGCGCCTGTGGCACCTACTGCCGGTTTCGACCCGCGCGGCATCGCTGGTGTCGCCTCGGATGGTCGGTCGCTTGAGTCGCTGCTTTACGGGGCGGTGGTGCGGGCGCGTTCGACCAAGGCCGACTCTCTGCCGGCGCGGATGGAGTTGGGCCGCTCCTGGCTCGACATGGCGGTGAAAACGCAGGTCGCCGATGCTGGCCGCGATGCGGTCAAGGTCGCGATGACAGTGCGACCCGGCGTCAGGTACGTGCGCTTCGTGAATCCGCCCTGCTGCCAGCGCTGCGCGGTCCTCTCGGGCGAGGCCCGCGAGTATTCGCACCCGTTCCAGCGGCACCCCCGCTGCGACTGCTCGATGATCCCGACGACGGTCGCAAACCCGGACTTCGCGGGCGAGAAGCTGACCGCCGCGGACGTCACCGACCTGACCCAGAAGCAGAAGGACGCGCTCGACAAGGGCGCCGACTTCCACTCGACGATCAACGACTACCAGCGCAAGCGTGGCGACTTCAGCGGCTTCCTGCCGCCGACGCGCGTGGACCGAGTGATCGACCGGGCAGGACAGCGCGACAAGGCCGCTGCCGCCCTGGCCGAGCTCGGCATCCTCATATGACTTCCGTGACGGGGCGATTCCGTGACGGCAACCACCCGAGCGATTCGGAGTACGACCATGTCCGACACCACCACGCCTGCCCAGCCCGCCGCTCCGGTGGCCGAGCAGCCCAAGCCCGCCGCGCCCGCGGCGCCCGAGCCGGAGGCGCAGCGCGACGCTGCCGACACCCCGCTCGGTCAGCCTGGCCTCCGGGCACTACAGGCTGAGCGCGACCGAGTCACTGCGCTCGAGAACGAGCTCAGGGGCCTCAAGCCGCTCAAGGAGCAGATGGACGCCCTTCGCGGCGTCTTCGGCGACAAGGCGGCAGACCCCGGCAAGGACATCGTCGTAACCCTTCAGGAGCAGGTCGCTGCCATGCAGCGAGACACGCTCGTCGAGCGCGTGGCGCGAAGCCACAGCATCACCGACGACGCCGATGTCGAACTGCTCCGCACCGCGAAGGACGAGGCAACCATGCAGCGTCTCGCGGAACGCCTCAAGGCCGCCAATGCTGGCCCGACCGCGCCGGCTCCGGACCCCTCACAGGGTTCCGGGCCGATCAGCGAGGCCGCAGCCCAAGACGCCGCCTACCAGGCGTTTTTCCCCACCCCAAGCTAGTAAGGAAGAGAGAGGCCAATCATGGCTGAGTACCTCCCCACCTTCAAGCCGGGCCAGGCGTTCACCCTCAAGGCATCTGCCGCCATCACTGGCGGTCAGGTCGTCGAGGTGACCGGCTCTGGCACGGTCGGACCGGCTGGCGCCGCGTCCACGAAGGTCGTCGGTGTCGCCGCGTTCGACGCGGCCACCAACGACAACGTGACCATCTACGCGGGCGGCGTCCAGCACGGCACCGCCTCGGGCGCTGTCACCGCTGGTGACGTCGTCCAGGCCGGCGCTGCCGGCACCATCGCGACCGGGACTGTTGCCCCTGTCGGGATCGCCCTGAACACCGCCGCCAACGGCGCGGATGTCCGCGTCCTCTTCAACCGCTGAAAGGAAGTGACCTGATATGAGCAGCTACCCTCCGGGCACTGTCAACGTCTCCGGCACGAACCTGACGGCGTCGTACTTCCTGTCGCAGCCGTCGTTCGTCGCTCGCCGCCTGCGCGAGCTCGCCGACCTGCGCTACGTCGGCAGCAACCTCCTGCGTGGCCGTGCGGCCTCGACGGGCGGCGCTGTTGGCTACGAGGTCGCCGGTGAGTCGATCTTCGCGGACGCCGCTCCCGAGATCGTCGCCCCCGGCGCCGAGTACAGCCTCACCACGACCGGCGCCGGCACTCCTGCCGTCGCGAAGGTCGCCAAGTGGGGCAAGGACTCCATCGTCACCGACGAGGATGCCAAGCGCCGCAACATGGACCCGGTGAACCGGGGCCTGAACAAGCTCGCGAACTCGGCCGGCCTCGTCGTCGACCAGGCCGTCGGTGCCGCCATCGCTTCGGCGGTCACGGCCAACGCTGCCGCAGGCGCGCTGTGGACCTCGGCGACGCCGAAGATCCTGCTCGACATCATGAAGGCACAGGCGTCCGTGTCTGGCCTCAACCTCGGCTACCAGGCCGACACCCTCCTCGTGGACGACACGGTGTGGGCGTACCTGGCCGCCGACAACGGCCTCGCGCAGCTCATGGCTCGCGAGTCGCTGAACAACCCGGTCTACACGGGCCGCTTCTCGGCGCTCGCCGGCCTCGACGTGGTCCACGTCCCGGCCGCGAACATGCCCGGTGGCGACGGCACGAACGCCTGGCTGTTCGACTCCCAGTCGCTCGGCTTCATCGCGACCGAGGACCTCGGCGGCGGCTACCTGCCCGCTGGCGACCTCGTCGAGTCGAAGGTCATCCGTCAGGACGAGAACGACGCATGGCGCCTCCGTGCCCGCGTCAACTTCGCCGCTGCCGTGACCGACCCCGGCGCCGGCTTCAAGATCACGGGCGTCCGCTGATGGGTGCGGCCAAGAAGGATGACAAGTCGTCCGTCGAGGTCGTCACCGTGCCGTTCGCCTACGCGACGGCGAAGAGCGGTGAGGTCGTGCAGCTCGTCAAGGGCGACGTCATCACCGACCGATTCAAGGAGGACTCGCTCGAGCACCTCCGCAGCATCGGTTTCATCGGCAACGACAAGTAAGGGAGGCGGTGCGGTCATGGCTGTGACACCTGACACGATCGCGGTCGCGCTTGGCCGCACCGCCCCTCTCGCCGATTCGCCCGCCGCGTTGCAGTGGCAGATGTGGATCGACGACGCGCTGATGCTCATCGAGGCTCGCCTCGGCGACGTGGCGCTGCTCGACCAAGCGCGACTTGACTATGTTGTCCGCAAGGCTGTTGTCGCACAGGCGGGCCGCCCTGATGATGGGGCGTCGCAGGTCGACGTGGCCGTGGACGACGCGCGTGTGTCCAAGCGGTATGATGGTTCACCGATCGTCATTCTCGACGAGTGGTGGGACCTTCTCTCGCCGAGTGGCGATGAGACGGCTGGCGCGTTCACGATCTCCCCGTTCGGGGCGTCGGATGTGGGCTCTCGGGACTCCCGCTCCGGGTCGTGGGTCGGATGGTGAGCCTCGGCGCCGACATCGCCGCGGCCCTCCCCGAGCTCCGCGCGCACGCCGAGTCCCTGATGCTCGACGCTTGCCGCGTCACCCGGCCGGGTGAGGGCCGCGGCCCGTGGAGCGACGAGCTGCGCGACTACGGACCACCCGCACCCGTCACGGTCTACGAGGGCCGCTGCCAGGTGCAGGACCGCGACGTGCAGGAGCACCAAGTGGTCGCCGGCGAGGCCGACCTCGACACGCAGCGGTGGACCGTGAAACTGCCGGTCCTCGAGTCCGTCGGCATCCGTCCGGGCGACGACGTCGAGATCACCGTCGCGACGAACGACCCGGACCTGCAGGGCCGCCACTTCACGGTGGGCGCCTTGCACCACAAGACTTTCGCGACCGCGCGTCGCCTGCCGTGTATCGAGGTGGTGTGACATGGGCGCGTCTGCGAGCATCCGCGCCGAGGTCGCGCGCCTGCGTGCCGCTGCGGTGCTGCTCCCCGCGGAGGTGCGCGCGGTCATGGCCGCCGATGGTGCTGCGTTGAAGAAGCAGCTGCAGTCGGAGGCGCAAGGCGTCGCGCACGCCCCGAACCTACCGTCCGCCATCACGTCGACGAGCGGCCTCCGCCCTGACCCGTTCTACGAGGTCGGCCCGATTGAGGGCGGCGCTGGCTCGCTCGCGCTGCTCTACTACGGCAACAGCAAGACGGGCGCCGTCCTGAAGGACCCGCGTTTCGCGCTGATCCGCCAGGCGGAGGAGACGACGCGGAAGATCACCGCAATGGTGGAGCGCCGCGCATGATCGACGTCCACGCGCACGCTGAGGCGCTACTCGAGGCGCTCGCGGCTCGCGGCCTGAGGGTGTACGACTCGGGCGCCGGCAACAAGCTCGACGGCTCATACGAGACGCCAGTCCTGCCCTACTGCGTCGTCTACATCGACGGAGGGCTCCGGTCTGCGCTGTCCCTAGTCGACGATCACGAGGAGCAGGCCGACTTCGACGCGGAGATCTGGTCGGTGGGCAAGAGCCCGCGCAGCGCCCGCGCGGTCCGGTCGGACGTGCTCGCCCTCGTCGGTCAGGTGCTGACGGTCGGCGGCAGGAAGGCGCGCATCGACTCCGTGTTCTCGGACCCCGTCAAGCCTGACCGGGACGACCCGCGCACGGCGCTGTTCCAAGGTCGCGACGGAGTCACCGTCGTGTCGCTCCAAGCCTGAGCGATCAATCGCAGGAGGCACCCATGCCGAAGTTCACCGAGGCCGTCGCCAAGCGCACCGGCCGCAAGCAGCGAATCCCCGTCGCATGGCTGGACCACCCAGTCCTCGGCGAGGACTTCCGACAGACCCCGCGCAACACCGCGCGGCAGGCCACCGCGACCGCGCGGCCGGCCAAGAAGGCGACGGCCAAGAAGGCCGTAGCCACCAACGACGCCCCGCCTGCCGGGGACAAGGAGTGATGGAACATGCCTCGCGTCCTCGCTGACGGCAAGACGAAGTTCACGATCCTCACGGCGGCTCCGGTCGACCCGGAGGCCCCGACCGCTGCCGAGCTGAACGCCGGCATCGACCTGTCGTGCAAGGTGCTGGCGTCCGACTTCAACTGGACGGCCTCGGACAGCGACAAGATCTCCGAGCCGGCGCTCTGCGACGACTCGAACAGCAACAGCCTGGGCAAGAGCAACCACTCGGCCGGGTTCACG